GCCTGTAGCGGCATCATACGTCCTTGTAGTGTCCGAGAACTTAAAGCTGTGGTCTAGGTGAATAGGAAAGGATGTACTGGAGCGCACCGAGTCTTCCTCGATGTTTATCTTCTCCATATACAGCCCATCACTATCATAATCCACCAGCAGGAACATATCATTATCGACTAGCGTAAAGTATTTGACATCACCTTCAAATATCCACTTACCCCAAGATGACTGGATTTTACCTTGAGTCCCTTGGAAGTATTTATAGCAGTAGAGTTCGTTTGGATTGCTGCCTAGTAGAAATACGCTAGAAAGACGACTAGAACCCCCGATGTATTGTACAGGGGATTTGATATATTCTGGTATCTGTGCCGATACCTCATCAGCGTTCTCTGTGTTTAAGTCGTTATCTACGAAATACTCCATGAGCTTAGAGTTTGTCCCAGTGTCATCGGCAAAGTAAATGTAAGCACCGACTTGTACAGGGGTCTGTGTCTTGGAGCAGTTAAAAGCTGAAGCAAAGTTCAGTTGTGCAGTTTTTGGGGAGAGTAAGTCCAGCGTTTCAAGAATGTATTGCGTTCTGTCTGAGAAGACGAGCAGTTTCTTGTTAAACGGGACAGCAAAGTTTAGCAGTGTAACTTGACCAGTTACCGCAGCGATATCGATTGGATCAGCATCGACTAGCTGGGCGACAGTGGTTCTGAAGAAATTCTCAAAGTAATCAGCTTCAGACATAATCACGTTCTCATCAGCGAGAAAGCCCATGCGTCCTTGATGGATAAAGATATCGTTAATAGGCTTGCCTACAAAGGTAGGGTCAGCATTTGTTGTATCATCACCTACAAGCATCTTAGCCCAAGTATGCTCATCGAATGTGAACGAGTCTGTAGAGGCATCGTAGGATAATGTATGAGGCAGGGTTGAGGCAGTTAGCTGTCTCTTCTTACCGTAGCCATGTGTCTCTATCCATAATCCATCCTGATAAACAACATAGTAGTCATCACCATCAAACCCAGGTTCACCAATAATGCGAACCAGACGACCATCTTTATCCTGTGCAGGGAGGTCTTCAAAGCTTGTTAGTTCATCTTTGAAAGCTGTCATGGCATTACCGCCATTGCCTTCATCGATTGTCACTACATCTGTAGATGCGAGATATAGAGAGATTGTTGAGTTGTATCTAGCTACAGTGTAACCAGCAGCAGATAAATCGTTTACCAGCTCTTGTGCAATCTCTTCTGTACGCTCGACAGCATTAGAAGCCTCTGTGTTAGCCCCTGTGGTAAAGTTAGCCTTTAGGACATTATTTACATAGATAGCATAATTAGAGTTGCTCAATGACCCTTTAATAAAGATAGACCAGTAGCGGTCTGGGTCTAGACGAGCTGGCGTAATACTGGACTCTGCTATTGTAGAGGCGGCAGCATTAACCGTTCTGTTTAGAATAAATGTAGTATCACCCACCGTAATCATCTTACAGTTTTCACGGGGGTTCGAATTAAAATCTAGGTATGAGCCAGAAAGTGTACCATTGACTGTCTTAGAGCTACCAGTCTCATCATATACCTTGATGTCATTATCTTGTACGTTAATAAAGAACTTCTTGCCATCAAATCTCTGGAAGAAGTGTCCTTTGATGTTACCTGAGATATTGTTACCTAGTCTTGCAACAATCTCAGAACCTGGACGTTTTTGTAGGCCAGCAACAAGCGAAGCCCAACCGTTCTCCATCTCAGTACAAGAGTTTTGCAATCGGAGTGCTGGGGGCTGCTGACTGACACCGTTGAACATATTAGGCATTGTGCCAGCAACGAGAGCCATTAGTAAGTCCTCCTGACTGGGGCATATCTGCCCACCATAGAATATGTGGAGTAGCTATCTGTAAGTACATTGTAGTCTGCTGTCTCTGCTTCTTCGTGCTGAAGGAGACCCCAAGCCTGTTGCTCGTCTGCTCTGTTAAATTTAGACAGAGAGTCAGACCCTAGAGTACGCTCTTGGAATACCCGAATAGAGCGAACAGTGATATACCTACGGGCTGCTTCCGGTAGGTCATCAAAGTCGAGACCTACAGTAAGTCTTAGTTTTAAGGCTTTAGTGAATTTATAACTGTTTTCCTTACGGTCATACAGCTTCATACCACGCTGAATAACATCGGTAGATACATCTTCTTGTACAGTGTCTACACGGAATGCATTAGCTGGGAGCTTAATTTCACTATTGATATCTGGTTTTAATGTATGAACTTCGGAGTTCCAGTGCCAGCCGTGGGTCTGTACCTCACGGGACACCTCATCGATAATCGAGGAGGCAACCTGAGCGTCAACCTGAAGTCCTGTTAGAGATGCCACTGGAGCTTCGCCTATATTAGATAGACAGGCATTCACAGCTTCCAGCTTAGTAGTTGGGACAAGTGCCATATTAACCTCTTAGTAAAAAAGAGAGACACCCGAAAGTGCCTCTCTAATTGTTAGCTTAGGCAGACTGAATCTGCACAGCAGCTTCGTTACGCAGTACGCCATGACCTACTGCATACTTAGCAACCATCAGAGTACCCTGACGACGGATGTCGTACTCAGACTCTGTGGCCAAGTCCATCAGCTTCACAGTACCAGCAGCAGATGGGTGGAATACCAATGCTGTGGTGTTAGAAGCGTCAACGGCCTGACGGGTTGAAGTACCAGCGTCAACACCAGTTGTGATGTTGGTAGTAGGTAGGTTGTTTGACTTCAGGACATTGATGCCAGCAACTTGCATGACCTTACCAGTAGCGGTTGAGCCGTTTCCTGCGTTGCCGAAGTCAACATTGATAACCTTTGAGCTGTTAGCCAGCAGATAGTACTGCTCAGGCTTCACAACAACATAACGGTTATCTTCAGGTACGTTCTTCTCATCGAGAGCCTGTGCGGCATCGAAGATAGCGGCAATCAAGGTATCACCGTCTGTACCAGAGTTGGCTGAAGTGATAACCTCACCAACCATGTCAGCTTCACCAGTCACTGTAGCAGTGGTTTCGTTAGCTGCCTGAATGATGGTCTGCAAGATGTGCTTGTCCATCTGGTTAGCCAGCGCAATACCCATCTCACGAGAGTACACTGAACGAACATCGTAGTGGTTCTTAGCTTCATCGATGTTAGCAATGAAGGTAGAAGCCAGCAGGAGGTCGTTAATAGTGATAACCTTCTCTGAGTGGTTGATGCTGTCACCAGTGATTTCATCACCAGGAGTATGGTAATCAGCAGATGTACGACCCATTACTGGGAACTGAGCAGACTTACCGTTAGCGATAGTGCGAACCTGATGTTTGTCCATCATGATGGTCTGCTGTTCGAAAGCGGTCAGGACTTCGCCTGAGAATACCTTGAGAAACAAGGCGTCCTTATCTGAACCGCCATTATTTGCGCCTAAGCGCGAAGGAGTAGCATTAGCCATTTTTGTTGTACCTCTATTGTACGAGTTAAAATTAAGGGGTTAACCTCAGATTACTCGCCACCTTTCCTTCGAGGTTGTTCTCCGCAGAGAGCCAAAAAGTACAAATGGTCTGTTTTCTTTAGGTCTTCATGCCTCGGTTTTCACTCCGAGACATGACTGAAAGATTACTAGATGCATTATTAAGAGTGTTACGGTCTTTGTGGTGTACGTCTTTGCCGTCACCCTTCCGAGCCAGTCCCTTCCTAATCATTAAACGACGAGCTGCATTTCGTCCTGCCCGTCGCTTCTTCTGCTCGGGCTTGGAATGATAATCAGCGTATTCTGCTTCATAATCCCTAGCCATTCTAATATCCTTTACATAATGTTTGAGCGAGACAGTTTGGCTGCGACTTGATCACGGAACGCAGGATCAGAACTGTATCGTGGGTCTGCCATATCTGCTTTCATTTGAGCTAGGCTCGAGTAAGCATCGGCAGATGGACGTGATTGACCAGCTAAGTTTCGTGCTGGTTCAACACCTCTTTGAGCCTCATACATTGATCTGAGACCCTGAACGGCAAACATGGTTTCTTCCATGTCACCGCTATTTACTGCTCTGTTAAAGGCATCAATCTGTCCTTCGGATAGATTATCGCCAGCCCAACCAGTCATAGCTTCATAGCTATCCTGACCGCCAACAGAGTCATAAACTTGATTTGTAGTTGTGGATAATAAAGCTTGCTGTCCCTCAATATAGCTATCTACTAAATTTCTTGGGATACCAGCTTTCTCGAGCTGTTCATAAGATGCATCAGCCAGTCCGTCATTATTCCAAAACTCTTGACTGAGTGCTTCAAAATCTAAGCCAGCTTGTTCCACAGCTTCACGAGCGACCTCTTCAGATGCCTCTGCATTACTATCCGGAACACTCTCGCTCTCAGTTGATTGGCGTGATTTTGTGTATTCTGACTGTAATTCAGCATAGGCTTTTTCTAGTTCCTCGTATGAATCAAATTTACCTAATATTTTTTCTTCACCAGAAGAAGGTGACTGCGCCTCGTCTTGAAGCGCAGCCTGTTCTTCCAATGATGGATTATTTTCTTGGGGGTCAATATTAACCGTTTCCGTTGCCATCATTTAATCCTTGTTGTGCCATTTTCATAGCTTCGGGAGTGGCTTTCTCAGCCATACGTCCCATCGTTTCATTCATCATCATTTGCTGTTGAGCTTCGGCCTGTGCCTGTTGCTCTGCCATGATATCTTCTTCTGTCTTGACCAGACCATCCATATCAATGCCCAAGGCTGTACCAATACGGGTGATGTAATCCCCAACATTCATATATTGTGCTACGGCCTCTGCCCCGATGGGCTGTAGAGCCTGTAAAAATGCATTATATTTGTTGAGGTCATGACCACGACCTAGAGCTTCCAATCCAGTAACAATAGCCGGCCTTACGATACCCTTCGGTAATTCAGGTAATCTCTTGGCCTTTGTCATCCTGTCCATTAGACGGTTTACTAATGGGAGCTGAAACTCTTGCGATAAAATAGAATAGACACCACCAAGGGCATCTTCTAGTTCCTTAGCCATGAAGCGTACTTCTTCGGCAGTCACACGTTCACCTGAACGCTGGACAGCACTATTCATTAGGAAGGCATAAGATAGACGCTCAGTGATTGAGCGTACAGTATCGTAGGCTACCCTCATGTCTGCATACTTCTGAGTTTGTAGTACAGACACCTCATTAGAGTTACCAGCAACAATAGCGCAGTTCTCGGCCTGAGCAATGTCACGCATCCTAGTAGTACCATTAGGGTTAACCATGAATAGTACTTTAGCTGATGCGGCAGATGCCTCTACAATCGCCTTAGAAAGCCCCTCAAGGCTGATAAGGTCTCCGAGGTACTCTTCAACGTAGGAACGTCCGTAGTCCTCACCGTCGATCCTAGTCCACCGGAGGGGTAACATAGGTGACTTATCAAGAGGCCAGCTACCAGCAGAACCTGGAATTACTTGTCCCTTGAGTTCTTGGTACAGACGCCATCTATTACCATCTAGATAAAAATGGGTATAGAGAGCTACTTTGTCTTTGTAGCTTTCTTTAACATCGCTATTCAGGTCACTACCTAAAAGCTCTAGTTCTTTTTCTTCTAATACAGCAGGGGAGATTTCTTCTTTGGTAATGATTTCTAGAACATTACCGTAGGGATCACGTTTCACGACATAGCTATCTAGTCGGAATACACGGATGCCACCAGACTTAGGGAGATAAACTAGGACATTACCAGCAACAATAAGGTGCTTCAGTGCCTCAAAGATGGGAGAGCGTAGACCTGATGTTTCAATCTCAGTCATTACTGACCGTTCAATCTGGTTCAGTGCTTCTTCAACTTTAGCACGGGCATTATCTTGCCCAGTAAGTTCTACTAGTGTCTGGTCGTCTACTTGAAGACGAAAGAAAGGGGAATTCGGGGGCAGGAGGGAGAGCAGAAGTTTTGAGGCTAGGTTATTTACACCCCTAGCCCCAATACCTTGATAAGGAGTTCTGTATTCTGTAGCCGAGCTATGACCGCTAGGAGGAACTAAAGTTGGTATAGTTACCTCAGAGCAATCTCTAGCTCGGTTAAGAAACATTTCTCGCTCAACGGCAAGCTGCTCGTACCGTCCTGCACAGGTCTTACCGTTGTGCATAATTTTAGACTCCTACGCCACCTGTTGAGCTACCGCTTTGACCGCCAGTGATTGACAAGCCAGAACTGCGATAAGGTTTAGTGCCACCTTTTTTACCACTCTTATTACGCTTTGCCCGTTCCTCATCAGCAGTAACTGCCTCTGTGGGTGCGCCCTGATCCAATACTGGAGGAGGAGGTGGTGGAGGAGGTGGAGGTGGTGGAGGAGCTGGTGCTTTGTTAGACATACACATCACATATTCTCCAGAATATTTTCATTTTGTTGATTGTGAACCGCCCTGAGATGACGGGCTACCGAAGCAGCCCCAGCTTTGAACCAAACTGTCTTTTCATCATCTTCAAGTGTTGGGCAGCGGTCTGGAAACATCCGTTCGACATAATCGAGCAGAGGTTCGTCTACTACTGGTAACTTAGACACCACATGAGCCTCCTGTGCCACTTATGTCACAGATGTCGTGGGTCTCAATACCTTCTTCAAACTCAGTACCAAGCTTATCCACTGCTTCGCTGTACGGGACAGAGACCAAGGGTTGGCCTCCTCTCGCACCATCGGGATAGACTGTGAAGCCTCTGAGCCTGTGGGCATAGGATGCCAGAGTGTTAGCAAAATCATCTACTGTATCCTCGTTGTTTAGTTTACTGCCCCAAGAGGGGAGATTGATTGTTGAAGAGATAGACATATCGACATAGTCTTGTACGTCAGCTTGGAACATCATACGACGCTCGTAATCCTCAGCTAAGTCTAGAGATGACTCAATCTTATGTGGGTCAGCTCCATACATATCAATCAGCTCCTGAGCAGCCGAGTCTACAACATACTGGTAGTGCCAGCGATTTTGCCCTTTTAGATATCTACGTTTATAGGCGACAGCAAAGATAGGTTCTACGCCTGTAGAAGTCCCAGCAAGAATACCAATAGAACCAGTAGGAGCAATCGCCCTGTTTGCAACTGGACGGGATACAGATAGATGATCTGCAAATTGTCTACTAGTTTTATCAGACTGTCCTTTATATATAGATAGCCATTGGTGAAGCTCGGGGGTAACTTCATATCTGTAACCTTTCTTGATTAACCATTCATGCATACCCATCAAGCCTAAGCCTAGACGACGGTTCTTTTCCCTTGTCTCATAGACAGCACGGTACGGGAGTTTAGCTTGCAGTGTCCCACAAATCAGAAACTTGGTTGCAAGGTCTACGATACTTCTAAATTCTTTAATATCATCGACGCGACCTAAGTTGATGCTTCCAAGATTACATACATCTGAGTCATCGGCTGAAGTAACCTCTGTACAGGCGTTCCTGAGAGTTTCGTTTTCTTTATCAAAGAAGTTGAAACTGAAACCTGGCTCTGCTGATTTTAAGGCTTGACGCACGTTTTCTTTGAATACGTCACCAACATCACCAGTTTCCCAATAGCCCAATAACCAGTCAGTGTCATAGTTTACACTGATGTTGGTCATATCCAACGGGGCAGGGAAGTTGAAGTCTTCTTGCTTAATATCCCATAGGGATTTACCTGTGCTACCAACAGGCATTGATTGCCAGTCTTTTGCTTTCAGGAAGTCCTGAATGTCGCCATGCTTCCAATTAAGGGATGCATAGATAGCTGACCGACGACTACCGCCCTGCATTACCCGACGACCAATCTCATTGATCATGTTCATCTTGGTAACAGAGCCGGAAGCTTGTCCACCAGTTCTA